TTGTAAGCAATCATATTGTCTATCTCAGCAATGTTTGTCGTATCCCTTAACAATCTTAATCCAGCCCTTGCATTTTCATTACTGTTAACTTCAAAAAGATGCTTACAAAGAATTAAAATTTTGCTTGTAGAGAATTTAGGAGTTATTGCAACTGACACACCAGTATCTACAAATGTTTCACTTGTCGATGTTACTCTTGTATATGAAAACCCCTCTAATGTTTGTAGTGTCATACCAGCTGGCATCTGCACAGTACCGCTTGCGGTCACTCCTTCAATTTTGTCTGTTTTTAATATACTTGCCATTGTCTTATCCTATGAAGGTTTTGTTGGGAAGGTTACTGAGGATGGGTCAAACGTGCCATCTTGATTTAGTTTTGGACTAGCTGTTTTAGTCATATCTCTTAATGCTTGCCTATATGTTTTCCATTCATTTTTTTTACTGTCAGAAAGAGGGCTATCATTTGCTTGTGTCCAATCACTATGTGTAAGTAACTTATTTCTATAATGTCTAAAAATTTGTATTTCTTGTGCCATAATTTATCCTACTAAATATCCCCAAAAGTAACTTGCTTCATCAAAATGCCAACTCGTGTCTGATTGTACTGTTACATCTACTCTCAGAATATCATTTGCACTACAATCAAAAATACCAGACACACCAACAGAGTGATAGACTGAAGAGATATCATCTACAAGATGATAGTAAGTATCAGCTTTTTTAGTTGTAACACCATTTTTTATAATTCTTATAAGTAAATAATATCCTGCTGTGCCAGCATCTACTCTTACTGTTGAACCAAGCATATAAACTCCTGCAACAGGAACTGTTATTTCATAAGATGAACTATCGTATGTTACCCCTCCTTTAATAAAACAGTTATTTCCACTTGTTACAGCAAATGGAACGGTAACAGCACTTGAGGTTTGAGTTGCTGAAGAAGATGTACGTCCTAATCTCCAAGAAGGAAGAACTCCTCTAGTAACTCGCCCACTGCTATCTATCGTCATAGCAGAAGTTCCACCACTCGATTTTATATTATCTACTTGTAAATTTGTTGCTTGTATTATTCCTGACATAATTTTATCCCATTAAACAAATTGAAAAGGTGCTATAATTTCCATTATAAACAATCCCACCAAAGTTATTCATCTGAACAAGGTCATTAGCTTGAAGATAATACGTTACTGAAAGTGCTACTGATTCATGCACTGCATCATTTGTGTGATAGGCAATAGCTATAGCAGTTGTTGACCCACCCCTTACAAATTGTAAAGCATGATTTTGAGCAGTAGACGATAAAGTACTCTTACCTATATTAGTAAAACCAAAATGATATACACCTGTTACTGGTATAGTGTATTGATGGTTAGAGGAGTTCCACCCACTGTAATTATCTCTAACAACATTATAGTTTATGTTTGCCCCTCGTTCTTCTTGAGATAATCCAGTCCTATTAGCATGAAAATGAGGAAGTTGAGGAAGTTGTACTCTACCACTATTATCTATCGTCATAGCAGTAACATCTGAGCCTTTAGCGTTTATTTCGTTTACATGAAGTTTAGACAATTGTAAGCTCCCCATTAACTGTTAAAGTAACACCACTATTTACAGTAATATTACCTGCCACCATTCCTCGTTCTCCTGAAGCTATAGTAGTATTTGTTGTGATTGCAGAGCCATTAATTCTTATACCTTCTCTGTAAATAGTACTTGATAAGTGTGTACCTGCAACCGAGCCTGTAGTGGGTACAACAGAGTTACCAACTTCTCCTAAACAAAGCACATAATCTATACTGTCAGAAGACGTTAATGCTTCTGTAAAAACTAAGTTACTACCAGACACAGTAAACGCATTTACAGGGCTTTGTGTGACTCCGTTTAAACTCACTATTAATTGATTTGCAGTAGCAGGACTAAACGCTACACCACCCCTTTGAAGTGCATAAGTGGCTGTTGCACTAGCAGTAAGGGAGTCTAATAATATATACTCTCCTACTGGATTAGTATTTCCTATATATGGCATTTAGTTATCCTATCTTACTTGCGTCATCTCTTGCTTTACGATTTTTGTAGTCACTTCTTGCAAGAACTAATTTAACAAAGTCAGCTTGGTTGCTTGGGATTTGGTCTTTGAAAGAACTGTCATTCATTAACTTTGTTGTCCACTCCTGTTGCATCCTCTTCCAACAATTGTTTATTTTACCTGTCATTGCATCTTGCACCCATGTGTTTATATCAACTAAATCATTGTTTAATATAGATTGTTGAGTGTCATCAACTTCTATTGTTATTGTAAGTTTTGCCATTTTACCTCCTTTAAGATATGTTATTTCGCATTGGCATATTAGCAGACTAGAAAGCCACTAAAATGACTTGGCTGCATGATGTTAGCTTGAGTTGTTCCCCCAGATTGCGTAAATTCTAAATGTGCCGTGTCATTTGCATCCATGTCTATTAAAACACTTAATGCAAAATTCCAATATACTGGGTCTCCACTAAGACCTCTCAAATCATTTATTTGAGAAGTTAAATCATGATTAGAAACTCTTAGTATTACACGAGTAAAAGTTGCGTCTGAGTCAACACTGTCTGCCCTAACAGAAAAACTTAAATTATATTTGCCAGTAACAGGTGCAGTAAAAGTGTTAGACGAAAAATCACCATTTTGGTCAAATCTTTCTGTACCAAAAGCTATTGTAGTTCCATTAGAAATATCTTCTTGGTTTGTAGATGGGTGAACATAGAACGCAGATTGTAGTGGTTTAGTGATGTGACCATTAGCATCTATTGATAAGGCTGTAGAAGTGGAAGAAAGACTTAACCCTTGTACTCCACTATTTTTTACTTTCGATAATGTCATTAGTTATTCTCCTTATCCTACTAAAAATCCACTAAATCTACAGCCATTTCTAACAGTTGAGCTAGTGTCACCACTAGTCTGAAAATATGGTGTTACTGTTTGATTTGCATTAAGACTTATCATAAAAGATGATGTCAAACTGTGGTAGGTATTAGCGTCATGTATACTTCTATATGTTAAGTCATTAGAAGCTAATGTTGCACCATCAATATACAGATATGTTGAGTTCCAAGTACCACCACCAGCATTATGTAGATTTACAACTAAATTGAATTGATAAATTCCAGTAATAGGTGCAGTAAAAACAGCAGCTGTAGCATCTCCAGAACCAGTAATGGCAACGATTGTACCACCCCTTTGAAATTCAATTTCGTTAAATGGAACAGCTGTTCTGCTATCAAAATTTGTTGTTCCAACTAATCTATTACTTTTTACAGCGAAACAGGGTTTTGATGGCTCTGTGACCCTTCCACTACTATCAATGGTCATAGCAGAAGTACCATTAGTTGCCCTAATAGTACCAACATCTAAGTTTCCAGAAACGGCAATATTTGTGTCTAACTTTGCACTACTTACACTCCCATCTGGAGGTACTACAGTCTGTATAGCTTTACCCTGAAAGATGACATAACAATCATCAGTACTATTAATATTTTCTGAAAAAGTAATCTGGTTATCTGACACAGTATATGCCTTACCAGAACCACCTTCTTGACGTACATTATTAACAAATACTTCTATCTCAGACTCTGAACTTACATTATGGCTCAATGTATAAGTTGAAGCCCCTGTACCTGTAATGGTTTGTTTGTCCATTGAGGTAAAAGAAGTAGTTGTTTGATTACCTACATATCCCATTTATTTCCTCACTAAGTAGAAATTGCATCAACTGCCGATATCCAAGCGTCTAAACTAGAAGCTGTATCTGATTTAATCCATAGTCTGTCACCATCTTGTACAACTAGTTTAGCTCCACCATCCATAACCTGTAGAGCACCACCTGCTGCTATTGGGGCATCTTTTATTAAATAGTATTTGTTGTTGTTACTAGGGTCATCATCGTTATCATCGTTATAGTCTGTTAGATAAACAGTAGCCTTAATCATGTTGGCTGTTCTGTTAGCCAGATGAATTCCTATGATTGTATCGTATGAATTAAAATCCGTTCCATCAGGAGCATCAGCATCTGCAGTGCCTATATTCCTTAGTGCGTATCGTCTAAAATTCTGAGCCATAATTTAATTTTCCTTTGTTATAATGCTATTGCCATAGCTATGGTGAATCCTGCTGAAGGTAAACTTGCTGCACTAACTGCTGCAACTTCCCATGCAGAGCCGTTATAAACTCTTAAATCTGAAGAAACACTGTTGTAGTACAGACTGCCTTGCTGAAGAGCATTCCCATCGTTATCGAGAGTAGGGTCAGAGCTTTTACTGCCCAAATACGTGTCATCGAATGAATCCACTGAAGCAGCAGCTTGTTCTGCCCAATACTTTGCTGAGTAATTAGAACCATCTACTGTAGTGTTTGTGGTAAATGAGTTACCTCCACCTATAGCCCACTGCTTGGCAGAACCATTAGTCTGTCCTGCTTGACTACCTATAGCGTATTCTTTAGCTGAGTATTCAGTGCCATCAACTTGGTTTGTCGTATCTGTTGCCCAATCCTTGGCACTTCCTGCACCTGCTGTATCTGTAATTCCAGTTCCACCCAAAGCCCATGCTTTAGATGAATGTCCTTGCCCAGTCTCTACCTCTCCGTCTGTTTTTACTGCCCAGTTTTGTGAGAGTGTCTCTGAGGTTGCTGCATTTGTAGCTGAACTTTGAGCTTCTGAAGCCTTAGTTGTAGCTGTCGTAGCATGAGTATTTGCAGTCGATGCTGACGTAGCTGCGTTTGAAGCCTGAGTAGTTGCTGTCGAAGCTTGAGTTGTTGCTGTGGAGGCACTTGAGGCTGAAGCAGTCGCAGAATTAGAGGCATTAGTCTCTGACGTAGATGCATTGGTTGCTGATGTAGACGCATTGGAAGCCTGTGTGGATGCTGTAGTTGCTGAAGATGCTGATGCAGTTGCTGAGTTGGCAGAATTGGTTGCTGAAGTTTCAGCAGCCGTTGCACTATTAGCAGCATTAGTGGCATTGGTTGCCCCAGTGGATATTAAACCATCTACGTAAGCCTTTGTAGATGCGTCCTGTGCAGACGTAGGGTCAGCCACATTAACTATTTTAACACTTCCTGCATCAAATACGTCACTCAGGTTCTTAGTTAGGGAGTCATTAGCTTTATCTATAGCCTCCTGAGACATATTAAATGCTTGGATACTGTCTGTGTCTAAATCAGATTCCTTGAAAACTGAACCTGCTTGGTAATCTACTAGTCGAGTAGACTGGCTAGTCTTTCTAGTAAACTGTATTTTCGTACCATTAGCAGGAGCAGAAGTGAATTGTATCTGACTGCTTGTTGGAAACGTATAGTCAGTACTAATAGTTTTAGTTACCCCATCTACAGTTACGATAATATCTGCAGTATCACGATAGGTAAATCCTATAGTAAAGGTAGTGGCACTCCCTGTACCATCATGTTTACTTAATGCAAAAAATGACATATTTATACTTCCTTATTAATTTCCAAATGGTAGATTAAAGACTTCATTTAGTCCTGCCTTAGACTCAGCCTTTCTTCTTTTTGTTTCTATTATAGAGTTTAGTTGTTGTTCCTCTGTTATTAGTCTCATAAATGCAGCTTTCCTAAACTTGTTTATAATATCTCTAGCTTTTAAACCTGCTGCAGATGTTTGGGACTCAGTACCCAGAGGTAAGTTAATGAGTGGATGAAGAGCATCTACAATGTTTGATTCACGTACATACCTCTGCCATCTATCGTAGTAAGTTTCCTCACCATCAGCCGTTACTTGTGTTCGTAAGTCGAATGGGTAATTAGCTTGTTTGTAAGGTGCAGTGAAGTTCTCATTGTGGGCTTGAGTCATCCTGTACAAGAACTCTTCAACTTCTAGTTCCTTCTCAGGTACACCTCTTTTGCGTTCCTCTGCAGTTACTCTATCAAAGTAATAAAGGGCTGCTCTAGGGTTAGAGAGTGTCCTTACTCTGCCTAATGCTGTGTACTGTTTAGGCACTAGAGGGTCATCAGGGTTAATTCTCTGTCTGAGAAATTGTTCTAAAGTTGCAGGGTCAGCTAATACAGGGTTACTTTGTAATTGCAATTTATACATTGTATTAGGTACAAATGTTTGTGCTTTTTGTCCTACAAACTTAATAACTTGGTCAAAACCTCCTTCAGTCTTTTCCATGTCCTCAATAAGTTTAATAGTAGAGTCTATACCTGAAGCTAAGTTAGCATCACGAATTGAAGTTACAATCGAACTAAATGCAATAGAAGCAAACTTAAATGCTTCTTGATAAGCTGTTTCATTTACTCTCTCACCTTGCTCTGCTCTATAGGCTAAGACTTCATACCTTTCTAAAGCATTAACAATCATTTTTATTGGTGTAGCAAATGGGTCAAAGTTACGATAATTAAATGAACTTCCATCACTAAATACTATATTGTAAGGTTCAACCTTTGCAGCATTCTCACCTTGTCTTCTTTGTTTATAATCACTCCCCATAGAACCTGTAATGTTTCCTGTGGAGTACAAAGAAAACACAGAACCTGCTATTGCATAAGATAATAAAGCTTCACCTTGTGCTCTAACTTGTCTCATTGTTCCATTTGCACCAGATAAATCTTTTACAAAGTTAGGTGATAATAGATTAAGACCTGCTGTAAGCCTTATGCCCTCCTCAAAAACTCTTACTGGTGTACGGAAGAACAACTGTCCCATAAGTCGCATAGCAGGGTTTTTATTTACAAATCCTTCATAACCTTTAGCTAGTTGAGAAGCAGTTCCTTTACCAGAGAAGTCACGCTTGAATAAGACATCTTGTACATAGTCTCTACCTTCTTTGTCAGTAGCAGACTGTAAAAGCTTTCCCTTATTTTTAAGTTCTTTTTTGATATAATTTTCAAGCTTCTTACCAGACTTTCCTCTGGATACACCATCTTCCATGATGACATCTATAGCATTTAACTTAGGCTCGTAAGCATCCTTAGTTGCTTTCTCAACTCTTTTCTTTACAAAGCTATCTAAGTCCTTACCTTTTAACCCTCTTTCTATGCCATCTTCCATAGCTTTACCAGTAGCTTTACCTACTACATATCCTCTGTAATGGATATTTTCAAAGAAAGCATCTGTTGCTAATAGTAATCTAGGAAATGTTCTAATTATTCCTCCACCATACTTTTTAGGTATAGTGTTAAATTCTTCTAAGAAACGTGCAGAGTCACCTGTAAGTAATGACCTTTCATACTTCAAGGCTGCAAGTCCTGACCTTAGTGCTGTAGGAGTAATAGAAGCCATAGCAGAATACTCTGCCATCATTGTTCTTAACGATGTCTTTGTTAAGCCTCTTTGCATAACATTATTTAGGAATGGCTTATAGAACATCTTAGCTGCAGAAGGCACAGTGTTGATAATTACTGTGGCAGGAGAAAATACAAAACCAATAGCAACCTCATTAAGTACTTTAATCGGTTTATTAATAGCATTATAAATTGTACTCGCTAGTCCACCTTCACGTTGTATTTCTTGTTTAACAAAAGTTTCTCTTAAAGTTTCTAATTCCTTCTTTAACTTAATAAACTCTGTAGTTGCTCCTCTTTGCCTAGCAGCTTCTACCTTAACCTTTAACTTTTGTATCTCAGTCTTACCTTCAAATTGAGCTATCTTTGCTTCAACTAATTTGTTGTATTCAGCTTCGGCTGCTTTTCGAGTAAGACCTCTTTCCTCCATAAGTGTTTTAGGAAGAACACCTCTTAGGTCACCTGTATTAATACCTTCCTGCATTGCTCTAAGTCTTCTACCTACAGATGTAGAAGAAGCTAGATAAATGTCTTCAACAGGTTTGGTAACGTCTTGAAGTTGGTCTATGTTCTTAGTTAAAACTTCAGCTTCTTTTGTTAGAGCTTCCTTTTCATCTCCTGTTGCTTTTGCTGCTTTACCAATTAAACCATCTCTTTCCTTAATCAGATTGGTAACTTGAGCCTTTAGTGCAGTAACTGTCTGTGATGTAACTGTTTCAAGAGCCTGTGCCTGTCCCTCAGTCATCTCTGCTTTCTGCATGAAGTCAGCAATGTCTTCAGGGTTTTTAGATGCAGCATTTGCAACCACTTCCTTCAGTGGATTTACAGCCTCTATAAGTTCATCTAGGTTCTGAGTACCTTCCCTAACAGCTATAACCTTTCCGTCTGGTGCAAGGTTCTTCACAGCCCTGACAACATCATTCATAGCAGATATGCTTTTACCTGCAGGAGATGTAGCTTGTTTAGATATTTCATCTATCTCTTTGATATTCTTTACAAATCCCTCTACATCCACCTTGTCAGAAGCTTTCTTTTTACTTTTTGCAAGCTTGGAGCTTACACCTTTAGTAACACCTGTAAGCGTTCCACCTAGAACTAAACCTGCTGTTGCACCAAAGGCAGCGTTCTTACCTACTCTTACCAAGTCAATGTCTTCACCAGTCACAGAAGTTTCTACAACCTGCCTGTTTACATCGTCTGCTGCTGCATAGATTCCAGACTCTACACCTGCTATGACACCACCTTTGACAGACTGTTTTAGTAATCCTTTGAAACCTTCTTTAGTTGCTACTTTTCCTCCTTGCCCAACTAAAGC